TGAAGTTAATGTGATTGTGACGGCAGTGTCTCAAGCGCCAGCTGGTGATACAGGTGCTGGCAATACGACTAAAACAGACCCGCCACCTTTAACTGATGCCGAGAAGTTAGCGGCAATCAAAGAAGCCATGACGGCTTTAGATAAAACCGTTGAAGGCAACTGGACAAAAGGCGGTTTGCCTAATGCCACCGTTCTAGCGGCTTCACTTGGCTTTGAACTAAGCGCAACGCAGCGTGATGAAGTGTGGGCTGAATTAGAAGCTGCACGCTTGGCCGCTGATGCTGCTGCCGCTGGCAATCAAACAGGCGCTCAATAATCATGGCCTTCGCTACCCGCACTGATCTGCTTGCTCGCTCTAATGCGCGCCGCCTTGCCCAGTTGGCTGTACCAGCTGACCGCGACATGGTGCCGCATGACGCGTTGCGGGCAGTGATCGCGGGTGCGGATTTAACCGAGTACACCGCTCAGGATCAAGCCTCATTAGCTTTGGCGCTAGATGCTATTGATAAGGCTTTGAATGATTCTGATGCGCTGATTTTAAGCTATGGCATACCAGCTACTGTGCAAACCACATTGCTGGCACGTTTGGCTTCAACCATTGCCCTGTATTACCTGCAAAACGCAGAGCGCATGGACAAAACAGAAACATCCGCTTATGAGGCTGCCATTGCTACATTAAAAGCACATGCACGTGGCGAGCTTAACCTAGTGCCTGCTTTACCAACTGACCCAGTGCCTGACGGCGATGTAATTAGCATTAGCTCAAACAGTCAACGGTTTGGTGGTGGCGCTACTGTTTCTGCCGGGGACTGGTAAGCATGATTTCGCTTACCCCATTGATTAACCACTTAAAACCTAAGCCAGCTGGCTTTAGTTGTGTGTGGTTTAAACAGGTGGCTGGTGCGGCTGAGTACGCGCAGCTAGATGTTGAAAACCTACCATTGCCAAATTGCTGGGTGATACGCGCAGCCGACAAAGTAACACACGCTGGTGAGCGTGCTGAAGACGTAGAAATGAGCTTTGACATTGTGATCGCCATAGCAAATGCGCGTGATCACCGCCCAGGTGAAACTGACGACATGCTGCTGATGTACCGCCAAGCCGTTAAAAAGTTACTGCTCGGCTGGGAGATTGAGGCCGATGTCAACCCGATTCAGTTTGATGGTGGCCGCGTTTTGCAATACACCAACGGTGATTTGTTCTGGGCTGACAAATACAGCTTTAACGCATTGATCACCAATTATCTGGACGACCCAGAACCCTTTGAAAGTTTGATCAGAACAGGAGAAAACCTATGATTTCGTTTAATAAAATTTCGTCAGCAATTCGCTACCCGGGTGCATACATTGAGATTGATGGCTCACAAGCAGGCTTGGGCGATGATATTCCAGCCGTGTTGATCGTTGGGCAAAAGCTTGCCACTGGTACGGCACCAGCGGGTGAAATTGTGCGCCTAAGCGGTGTGAATGATGCCAAGTTAAAAGCTGGTGACGGCTCAATGCTATATGAAATGGTGAAGCGTTACCGTGAAGTTGACCCTGTGCTAGACATCTACATGCTGCCATACAGTGACAACGCCGCTGGCGTACAAGCCACTGGTACTATTACCGTGACGGCTGCCCCCACTGAAGCTGGCACCTTGGCTTTGTACTTTAACGGCAAATTAGTCAGCGTGCCTATTACCGCAGGTATGACTGTTGCGGCTGTTGCTACAGCCATTACCGCTGCGATTACTGCGGCTGGTACTGCAATGCCTGTTACATCGGCTGCCGTTGCTGGCGTAGTCACCAATACCGCACGCCATAAAGGCACATGCGGCAATAACATTGATGTGCGCTTAGGCCTTTATGAAGAAACCAAACCCGCTGGGCTGGCATTAACGATTAATGCGATGACAGGCGGCAGTGGCGACCCTGCACCAGGTGATTTAACTGCGATTCTCGGCCAACAACGCTGGTATCGCTACCTAGCGCTTGGTATTAACGATGCCGCCACGCTTGCTGCATGGCACGCTGAGAGCCAGTTACGCTTTCAGCCACCTGTACAAGCTGGCTTCCGTGCCTTTACAGCACACCGTGGCGACTATGCCGCTGCTGCTGCCTTTGGCGAGACTAAAAACTATGAGCACATTAGTGATTTAAGCATAGAGCTTAACCCGATCAGTACGTGGGAAGCTGCCGCTACCGTATGCGCAGCAGCAGCCACCAAGCTTTACAACAACCCGGTTGAATCGCTCGAAGGCACACCATTGCCAGGCATGATCGGCAAGAGCTACCACACCTGGACAAACGCCAACAGCCTGCTATTCAAGGGTATGAGCGTGATGCAGATTGCTAAAGATGGCTCATGCAGCATCAAGATGCTGGTCAGTATGTATCAGTTCCGCGCCGATGGCAGCGCAGATGATGCGTACTTGTATATCAACACGGCTGAGGTTGATGAGCGCATTCGTTATGAGCAGCGTACAGGCGCTAATAAACGCTTTGTGGGTACTGCCGCCGCTAAAACCAATGAAGGCTACCGCCCAGGCTTGCGTATTACTACTGAAGATGACGTACGCGCCTATTTATTAAGCCTGTATAAAAATTGGCTGATGCGTGAGAAAGGCTGGGTGCAGGCTTATGAGTATTACAAGTCGACGTTGATTGTTGAGCAGGATGCAACCAACCCTAGCCGCTTTAACTACAAAGATGAGCCGATCATTCTGTCACCGTATGCGATTCTGGCTGGCCGTATGCAGTTCCGTAAGGCGGTACCAGCTTACTAAATCACTATCCCCTCTCCCTATGGGAGAGGGCTAGGGTGAGGGATGTTTTAACAGCATTTAAACTCAATTTGAAAGGTCTTTAAACATGGCACAAATTAACAACATTCGCACGGTATCCGTGCCTAGTATAGGTAAATTACCGCTTGCGGCTAACCCTGGCACATTTACGCCCAGTGGTACAAAGCGTGAGCATAAGCCTGGCCGTTTGGCTGAAGACGGTGGTTACACTGAATCTGCCGAGCCAGCAAAGCTAGACCTCAGCATTAACTTGCTAGGCGGCGTAGATGTACTTGCGCTCAACAACATTAAAGATGAAGACGTGACCGTCCGCTTGGCTGATGGCAGCGTTCACTTGCTTAGCCAGGCATTTGTGACTGAGCCTCTTTCTGTTGATAGCGGTGAAAGCAAAATGACGATCATGGCTAATACCTCTGAGAAAATTGGTTAGTCATTACTAAAACAATTATGTGCCGATGGAGTAAATAATGGACGATAAATTAATTAGCGATTATCCAAATGGCGTGAAAAGAATGTTGGTTGGTCTTCCAAATGGTGCCCACGCCGAGCCAGTCGTTGCCTTGAATGAAAATGGCACAAGTGTTGGTGATGACTCTGCTGCACTTATTGCAGCACTCATAGCTATGGTTCATCCAGTATGGGAAGAGGTTTCAACAGGCCGATTGCGTGTGGTACTTGATCCACTTGGGGGGGGCGCAAACACTTGCCAATGTGACTACAGTAGGTGCTGTAACTACAGTAGGCACTTTAACCAACATGGCACAAGTTGGAGGTATTCCTGCAAACAGTTTCATTTATGACCAAATGGATATTAATTGGGCTTGCTCAGTTAGGAGAGCCGTAACATGAATAGATATACAGATATAAATGGAGTAACCGTTGAAGCATTACTGGTTTCAGCGCCAACCATTCTTAATACCATTCATGGTGAAATTGTTGCCACTGCCGGGCAGTGGGTGGTGAACTTACCAAATAGCATGCCAGCAGTATTATCTGCCGAAGATTTTGCTGTATCTTTTAATTTAGTGGAGGCCTGATATGGCAACTAATTTAGCATTCAAACCTTATTTCGATTTACCAAAATGGCGTCCTGAATCGCCGGCTTTAGCTGCCTCAGCTGCAGGGGCATCACTGGCATGGGATCATCGCAACAATAACAACGGATCACCTTATTTATATTTTTTGAGAAGTGCCATTGCGCTGGATGCGTACGACCCAACGACAGGTGATTGGTTAGCACTGTCCTCACCTGCTTTGACAGGTGTATTTGGTGCGGGTGCTACGGCAATATTTAACCCATCGCAAGGGCCACGTGGCACGATTGCGGCTGGTGGTACTGTCAGCAAGATTACGCTGACTACAGCTCTTCCGGCAGCGGTAGGAGTTAATCAGCTAGCTAATCGCGGTGATGGCACCGGGTTCCGTATTCGTGTTCAAGGCAGTGCCGCAGGCTCTTCAGGCAAGATTGAAGAGCGCACGATTGTGGCTAATACGGGTGGATTAAATCCGACAATCTGGTTGGATTCCCCACTCAGTTTTGTACCGGCATTGGGTGATGCCTATGAGATGCGATCAGGCCGGGTATTCTTACTTTCAGCAGGTTTGCTTGCAGCTGGTGCATTTAAATATTACGACATTGCGACCAATAGCTATTCTGGTAACTTAAGTATCGTTAATCTTCCTGCAACGATTGGCACAGATAGCAACGGGCTGGCTTTATCTGAGTCACATGTACCCTATAACCGCTCACCAGGCGAAGGTTTTATCCAAGGTGCTGGTGCTTATGATAATAGTAAGAACTGTATTGTAGCTACAGCCAGTACGGCAACTACGATTACTGGTTCTGGCATGTTCACCGACTTGGTCGCAGATGAGTATCGAAACTTTCAGGTGCGGGTAGTTGAAGACACCACCAACCCAACAGCCGTTGGCCAGCGTCGACGCATTAGTACGCATACTGCGGGTGCGGCTGGCGTATTTACTGTAGCTGCTTGGGCTGTAACACCTAGTGCAACAGCCAAGTTTGTTGTTGAGAATGATGATGACAAACTGCTGTTGCGCTCAACAGCTACTGCGCTGGTCTATAACTACAACCTCACGGCTAATACCTGGGACACAACTACTTGGGCAGCCCCGGTAGCACATGGTGCTGGGGTAGTACTTGAGCAGGGTTTCGGTTATACGCGCGATGTTGGTGTAAACACCAGACACTCTCATATTTACTGCATTCGTGGCGGTGGATCAGCAGCCATTGATGTGCTTGATATTGCAGCCGCCGCCACTGGTGCGTGGTCAAACGATATCGTGTATGGCAAAAAAGGCCAAACCTTCACCACTGGCACTAGTGGAGCATATGATCCATCGACGATGAATGGGCGTTTACTGCATCTAAATATCAATGGTACGCAGCGCATGGCGAGGTTCGATATGAAAAACCGAATCCTTGATGCAGAGGCATATCTACGCTTTCCGCAAGGTGCTGCGGTTGTTGGTCAAAAAATGGCTAACGGTTTGTTTATTGATGATGTCGTAAAGTCAAACTTTCTATATCACCTGACTAATACTCAAGCGCAAATGCTTAGCCTGGTAATTCAGCTATAAATATTAGTCTTTTCATTAGTTTAATCGCGCGGCAAAGCTAGACAGCTCAATTGCTGCGTGATTTTTTAACTATCACCAAAAAGGTACTGTCATGCAAAAACTTACCCTTAAACACCCATTAACTCTGGGGAAAACCACTGTAGAAGCACTGAATTTCAGAGACTACACAACCGCCGCTGATTATCTGAGCTTTGATAAGCGTGGCGGCGTGGCACAACGTATTGCCTTGATTGCAAGCCTCACAGGAACAGATGAAACCTTAATCATGCAACTGCGTGGCGCAGATTATCGCGCAGCTGAAAAGATTGCAGATGAAATGCTGCTTGCGGATGAGATTGATCAACCTGCAAATGATGCTCAATTGTCTCCCGAGCAGGAAGTTGCATTGGGAAAGTCAGCCGAGTAATTACGGCAACTTCCCTGGTGATGAAAGTGTTAAACCAGCAAGAACCTGTGATTGCAGCATGGCCGTTAGAAAAACTTTTTACTTATGCCAGAATTGCCGCTGCAATGGAAGGCAAGACCTTTGAGTGACACCGCGAAAGCGTGTTATTCACACGTGAAACGTTTCCAGCCTGATTAGCCCTCGCGCACGCGCGTAAACTCCAGCACATCCCTTAAAGATTGCTGGAGTTTTTTTTATGTCTGTGAATGTTGAAGTCAAATTAAAACTGACCGATGGCGTCACCAAAGGCATAGACAAAGCCGCTGCTGCCGCTCAAAAATCTGCAAAGCAGGCAGAAAATACAACAGTCCAATCTAATAGTCGCCAACGCTCAAGCTACGAGAAACTATCTCAAGCCCGTGAAGTACTCGGCATTCGTTCTGAAAAAGCTGTACAGCGTGAAATTCAACAAACTGAAGCTGCCTATAAGCGCCTAGCCAATAGCGGCACTGCCAATGCGCGTGATATTAGCCGTGCTTACGATGCGCAGATCAACAAAATACGCAGCTTGAAAAATGAGCTGGGTGAACTTACCAAGATGCAGAAAGCGCAAGCAATTGGTAAAAGTGCGCTTACGGTTGGTGCTGGTGTTGCCGCAGGTGCTTATGTATTGAAAGCCCCAGCGATGGCCGCCATGAACTTTGATGAGCGTTTGGCAGGTATGGCAAACACTGCTTTTGCTGAGCGTGATGTGGCTGGACGCAAAATCGGCATGAAGCAGCTTGAGGCTGTGATTAACAAATCAACCCGTGTTGGCACTGGTGGCGGCACACGTGACCAAGCAGCTGAAGCGTTGGATGCAATGATTGCCAAGAACGTGCTTGGTTATCAGCGCTCAATTGATTTTTTACCCACGATTATGAAAACGGCCACAGGTGCAAGCGCTGCGCCTGTTGATATTGCAAACCTATCTAGCACGCTGGTTGGGCAAGGCGTGGTTAAGAGTCAAGCTGAGTTAAAAACCGCATTGAACATGATTACTGCTTCAGGCCAAGCAGGTGGTTTTGAAATTAAAGACCAGGCTAAGTGGTTGTCGCAACAATTACCGCTGGCTGGTAAGTCTGGCTTGCTTGGTTTAGATGGTCTGCAAAAAGTATTAACCATGAATCAAGCCTCAATACTGACCTCTGGCACGACAGATGAGGCTGGCAACAACGTTAAAAACCTACTGGCAAAACTAAGCTCTAACGATACGGCCAAAGACTTTGAAAAAGCTGGCCGTGGTGATCTCACTCAAAAACTAATGAACTCACGCCTTCAGGGCAAAGATTCAGTCACGTTCTGGATGGACTTGATTGATCAGGAAGCAGCCAACAACCCGAAAATGAAAGCAGCTTTAGATAAGCTGAGTAAGACCAAAGATAAAGGTCAGCAAAAAGAGATCATAGACTCACTCAATGCGTTGTCTGAAGGTAGCGTTGTTGGTAAATACTTTCAGGACATGCAGGCGACGGGTGCATTGCTAGGCCTGCGTAACAAGTCGGTAGTCGATAATGTGGATGCGGCCATTACAAAAAACCGAACCGAGCATGGTGTAAATGATGTGAATTACCAGCTTATGTCTGGCACAGCCTCTGCCCAGGTGCGCGGTGCAGATCAAGCCAAAGACGCAGCCTCTAAAGCCGTAATGGATGGGTTAACCCCAACCATTGGTAAGCTGGCA